GTAAATATGTATGTCAAATGGTCAACGGAATTCCCATGGGAGATCCGCTGACCAAGACAAACATTTCTTTAGCCCACCCAATCTGCGAAGCGTACGCGCATCGCAGAATGCCGGGGGTCAAGATAGTCCATGCCGGCAACGGCGATGACACTGTTGTCATCGCCGCTGCCGACACGGACGAAATGTGCGACAAGTGGTTCGAGGAGTACAATCGTGCGACTGTACAACTCGGTTACCGCCTGTCCCCGTTAGACACCTTTGTAACAAGTACCTGGGGTACTTATTGCGAAGAGGTCTTCCATATACCGGTCGATCGGTTCAACACTGTAAGAACAGCGTCGAAACTGAAAGACAACAGATACCTTCCATATCTAGACCATCCCAAGATGCGTCTAGTTATAGATACCAAGAAAGACCGAGGGGATTACTCTTCCGATATCACCGGAAAAGTGACCCTTCTCGGCAAGGATCAGCAATATGCCGAGCAAGGAGAAGAGGGTCACCTCTTCTCCGTTGCTTCGGCTATGCAAGATGTATGTCTCGGGGTAAGATATGAGCAAAGGCCCATGTACTTACCGCGAGAAGTATTTAGTGTTGGCAAAATGCCAGCTTTCTGGAACACAGAGAGCTGGGCTAATGCCATATGGAGTATGCCCCAAAAGGTCGTGAACATTACTGTTCGCGCCCTTAAGGAGCTCATGGGAGACCTTCCCACAAATTTGACGGAGCTGAGAGCTGTCAAATCTGGGGAACGTCACTTCGATGGTGAGGCGGTCGCCGAGGTATTCACAATACCCGACGACGACCCCATCAAAAAATTGGTCACAGTGCGCCGGGAGGATTCTAAGAAGATTCCTCCCGGCGTACTGGAAAGATTGGTAGAGAGTAAGCACTTGACCACTTCAAAAGAAGTGGAAGCGCTTTATCTCTTCATGAAAAGACTCGAAGAACTCGAGCAGGTCGTTCATAACGACCTGTTCGAGATGCTTCGAACAAAGGTCTCGGTCTTGAGAGAGTATTCTAAGGAAGACACTCTCAAGACTTGCGAGAAATTCAAAAGTAAGTTTTTCAAACAGCAATGGACCTTGAGAAGGCCCTTTGAAGTTGATTACTACCTGACGCATCACATAGACGAGCTGCGAAGTTCCGATCCTAGGACCGTGAACATCGAGTTCGACTATGTGAACCGATTTGCGAAGAGACTCCGCCCCGACTCGGTTAAGACCCGAGCCGAGGAGGAGCTCTACGAATGGTTTGTGCGTAGCGTGGATGACATACTCGAAGGTAACGAGTATGACCTCCCCCCTACGCAACTCTTGGAGGATGACCCCTACATATTGCAGCG